TATACTCCTCGCCATAGGAGCTGGAAACCAGCCGCAGGCGGCTCAGGCCGGAGACTTCCACGTTGTAGGCGATCTCCAGCCCGGTGATGAGGATTCCGGTATCGGTGCCGTCCACCAGGGCCTTGGGCAGCAGCAGGCCCTTGGGGGCAGACTGCAGGGTAGTGTTGTCGTAGATCAGCCAGATCCCGTGGGGCAGACCGATCATGCCGTCATTGCCCAGAGCGCAGCTCTTGTCGGTGAGCATATAGCTCAGATCCTGCACTTCCTCATCCCCGATGGCGCTGCGCTTGAGGGTGAGGGACAGCAGCTGCTCGATGCTGCTGGGGATGTCGGCAATGGGCAGGACGTAGTAGGTGATCCCGGACTCGGTATAGGTGTCCTGGGTACCGTCCAGCTCGGCGGTGTGCTTCTTGGCGTGCCAGGCGGTGGTATCGCCCTCCAGCGCCTTACGCAGCAGGTCGGTGTCGCCCTGCTGGGTGTACCGGGTGAAGGTGACGGTCGTGGTGACGGTGGAGGTTTGGGTGGTGACCTCGCCGGTGGTCTCGTCCGTGACTTCCTCGGTCACCTCCTCCGTGACCTCCTTGCTCTCCTTTACCCCCTCATAGGCCTGGTAGTAGACGCCGCCGACGGAGAGGATCTCGGTGCCGGTCTTGGTGATCTTCACCACGGCCCAGTCCCGGCGGGCAGTGGGCTGCTCAGAGGTGTACTCCGGCACCACCAGCTCCGGGTCGTTGTTGGGGCGAGTCATCAGATCCTCGGTGGTCAGGCCCTCCGGACGGAGCAGCTGCAGCACCGGGGAGCCCATGCGCTTGATGGTGTTCTTGACCTTGTCGATGGTCATGATATCCTGTTGGACCCGCATGGCGTTGGCCATGTCCACCTCAGTGCAGCGGCGGGCGATCTCGGCGGTGTCCATATAGAGGGTGATGGACGCGCCGTTATGCCGGGCCATCCAGCCCAGGGTGCGCAGGGCACCCTCTGCCAGCTCCAGCTTGGCGTTGATCTTTTCTTCCTGGGTCATTACGCGCTCTCCTCCTCTGTCAGTCCGATGTCCTCATCGCTGACCAGATCGTTCAGAACCTGCTCGGCGATGGTGTTGGTGATCTCCTCGGCGGCGGGGGCCTCGCCGGTGCCGTAGTAGCTGCGGGACTCCCACTCGCCGTCGTTGCGCAGGCGCATGACGGTCTTCAGGTCGGCGATGTCCACCTCAGAGCCGGGAGCGATCTCCTCATCGGCGTAATCGGCGCAGAAATTGGCAAGGCCGACGGCACTGTCGGCGAATACTTCGTATTTCCAACCGCCGAAGGTCTGCTGCCGGCGGAGGATGTTGTAACCGTTGTTTGCTGCCATGGATTAAACCTCCTGGATGGTGTATGTGATCTTCATGGTCTTGTCGCTGGTTTTTTCGATGGGGCGGGACAGGTTGTTGATGGTGGCGAGGTAATGGAAGTCCTGTATCAAATAGCCATATGTTGTGGTGTAGGGATAGTAGTAAAACAAAGGTCGATTTTTTATAGGAATAAGAAGCCTGCAATTTCTATAATTCGTGGGCTGGCCACGCGATCCAGTTGTTCTACAAACAGCGGCAACCGGGTCATACATTACAACCCGATAGTTGTTGGAGCTACCGTTGCTGGCACGGACATACAGCATTCCGCCCATCAAAAACATAAACCTAAAATAGTTGCTATTGTAGTCGTAGTAGTAACCAAGCCCTAAATCGGTCGATGTTAAGGAGGAGTCAGCGATAGAAATACGACGCACATAATAGCTGTTGTTCGGGACACAGATGATGTACCCGCCATAGCACACCATGTACTGATTTTCCATCGTCAGTGCGCTGCCAACAAGGTTCGTAACGGTATGAACCGTCGCTGTCAGGGTGTTCATGTCCAGCTCGATAACATAGAAACTGGAACTGGCCGCGATAGTGGCTGCAGAGGGGCTGACAATGATGTATCCAACATCATGGACACTGTCGTAGTTGTAGATATAGGTATTCGCACCAGACAGAGTCTCCGGCAGATTGATCTTGATGGATTCGATCAGATCATGTCTCCAATACATGGAGTTAAACAGAGATCTTTGGTGCAAGTTGGCTCTGTATTTTCCAATCGTGACCGCGTCAATGCTCACGCTATTGATCTTGTAGAACACATCCTCGTCAGGATCGACATAGAGGGTATTATTGATAGTCGTAGACGTACCAGCAAACCAGCAATAACTGTTCGTTCCGAGCAGGCCGAAATAGTCGTAATTAAAACTGCCAAAGGAGACATTGCAAGGGTCAACGTAACTCTCATCACCACCAAACCCATTCCATCCTCCTAACCAACTGGTCAGAGACAAGCACTCAATGGTCCCGTTCGCCTGATTGGTTGCAAAGTCATAGACAAATTTCATGGACTTCTCGGTGCTGGAATTGGTAAAGTAGCTCTCTGTGGCGTTATAGCTGCCGCGGCAGGGGGATGTAGTCGTGTTCGTCTGGTTGTAGCAGGCGCAACCGACCATATTGACCCCGTGCGGCTTCGTGATGATGGATGCCTCCTCGCTGATCCTACGGTCCCACAAAACCAAACCGCCCAGAAGGGCACGAAATGGATATTCGTCATCGGTGGCATTCGTTAATCCAGCCGGTGACTTCATGTTGCCGATAGCTTTATAGAGCTCTGAGATGGCATTTGTGACCATATTCTGTTCTACATACCGCTCCTTCTCGCCGGTCTTTACATTGGTCAGCTCGATCACGGCGGAACCTTTCAAGGCCATAGATCATCCCTCCTTAGTTGATGAATGTAATTCTGAAATTGGTAAATTCCGCGCCGCCGTAGAGCCAGAATTTCAGATACAGCAGCTTGTCCTCACCCAAGGTGTCGTACAGGGTGTTGAAATCCTGCGCCACCCAATCGGACAGGGCCACAGGCTGCGTCCATTCCCCGTCCGTAATGCGGTGGCACAGCTCCACGGTACCGCTGTACTCGGCGGTCATCTGCTGAATGCCAGAGATGCTGGGGTGGCTCAGATCCACGGTGCAGGTCAGAGCCTGTGGGGGCGGTGAGCCGGTCAGTGTGGCCGTCACGGTCGGTGCCTGCCCGGTGCTCCAGCACAGAACGCTGTACTCCCCTTCCGGTGTAAACGCGGACAACGGCTCAAAGCCGTGCTCCAGGAACACCGCCGCCGTCAGCTCCGTGGCCGGGACCGCCTCCAGAGCGCCCTCGGTGACGGTGTGCAGCGCTCCATCCTTGCGGATCAGAAACAGTGTGGTGCGCTGAGCTCCGTCCAGATAATCAAAGGCCCAGGTCACGCCGCTGTCGGCGCTGGTGGCCACGATGTACTGGTTGCCGCCGGGATTGACGGTGAAGGCCTGCGCTGCCCCGATGTAAAAATTGTTGGTCGTGTTGACCGTCGGACAGTAGATGGAGTTGATAAACACGGATCCATCGTCAAACAGAAACAACTCCCAGATGCTCTTATAGCTGTCCGATGTGGTGTTACTGTAGTAGCAAGTACCGTCAAAGCGAATTTTGAAGAACTGCCGGCTTCCGCTGGTTCCGGTCTGCGTATAAAGGCCGTTATAGGCATCCATCCAGGATGCCAACAAATAGGAGTGGATACGGATGGCGTATGTGCCATTGATGTAGACGCGGCCGTTGCCGTACAGGGTGATCTCGGTGTACTGCGCTCCATTCCAGGTGAATGAAAACGGCAGCGTGACCACTTCCGACTGGGAACGGGTCAGTTCACTCCTGGTCATTCCTTCGGCGGTATCCAGATAGATACTGGCCACCGGCACACCCTTGCCCTGCTCTCCGATCAGAATCATCTCCGCGCCGGTGACGGTGATCTCATCCACCGCCACCGGAAACTCCGTGACTGCCGTGGTGGCTTCAGAATCGAGCCAGAGGGCTCCGTCGCCCCGGACGGCATAGATCTTCACCGGCAGCTCAAACGCCGTCGTGCCCACGGGGACGGTCACCACATGACGGCTCCAGCCGTATTCAGATTCGTTGACGATGCTCATGTGGACACCTCCTGCTCAGTGACTTCGGCAAACTCGTCGGTGGAAACGGTGACCTCCTGCATCGTGCCCACGTCCACAGCCTGCTCCGTGCTGGTGAAGGTGCGGGTCATGCTGTCCATGGTGAACGCGCCGGAGGAATTGATAAAGACGATGGTATCGTCGTACTCCAGGGGGTTGATCTCCTCGCTGACGGTAAAAGCCTGGATGACCTCGTCGATGACAAGGCGCTCGCTGATCGCCCGGATGGAGAATGTCCCGGTGTCACCGAAGGAAATGCGCCCCACCTCCTGCAGCAGCTCCGGCAACTCCTGATCGGGAAAGCCGCACTCCACGCTGTCGGTGATAGCCCGGATGGTAAAGCTGCCGGTTTCCCCGAAGGAGATCCGACCGACACCTTGCGTAATGGGGCGCAGGATCAGATCGCCGTCCGGGTCAAAGCCCTCCGGCCGGCCGTAGGTGCCCCAGCCCTTGAGCTGCTTGCCCAGGGCCACACCGGCCCAAAAGGATTCCTCATGGTACTCCATCAGCCCCACCACCTTACCTGTTCCACGTGGCCGTCGACATCGTCAATGACCCTCACCGGCCGGCCCTTGTCATCCCGCTCTATCGTCCAGCTGAACTCGGTGTCGATGCCCTCAACCATCTCGTAGAGCTTCCCGAAGGGGACCTCAGACAGATCCAGCAGCGTCGTGCGGCGTACACCGTACAGATCCATGAAGCCGTTGTTGTTCATAACAACGCCCAGATCCTTCTTGTTGCTGGTGCGGAAGATCATCCGCAGGCCTTCCACGCTCTTGACGATCCAGCCGATGTTACCGCCCGCCCCGTCGCCGACACCGAAGGTATCGACAACGCCGGGAGCACCGTCCACGTCCTCAAAGTGAGTGGATCGCTTGACCGTCTCGTTGTAGTTGTAGACGTACACGGGCCAGTCGGTGACGGTGGTGGTGGTAAACACCCGCTTGCCGTCAATGTAGGGCCAGCCGTCAGCGGCCAGCGTGGCGGTTTCCACATCGGCCTCCCAATAAACAGCCAGTCCGCTGGGGTTCTTGGCCTGCACCCGGCTGCCATCGGTCTGAGCGCCCCGGAACTCCAGCGCATCGCCCTCGATGCAGATGTAGTCGGCGTCGGACATATCGCCGGCCAGATAGCGCTTGATGTGATCATCGGTGCGCAGACGGTTGACGGTCAGGTCGGCAATGCTGCCCATGGCAGCGTACAGCGCATCGGCGGAGAGCTGGCCATCCACCTGCAGATTGCCGGTCATCTGGATAAAGCCGGACAGGCTGTTGTGACCGATGCCGATGGAGATTTCCGCATAAACGGTGCCGTCGGAGCCGACCTTCTGCTCCACCTTCAGCGTGATGTTGTCCACCTTCTGGGTGATCTCCGACACGCTGCCGTCCAGAGACTGTACCATGCTCTGGATCCTGTCCTGGTACTTGATAAGGGTGACCTTCAGCGCCTGCTCTGCCCGCTCGATCATCCGGGTCACCGGACCGAGCTTGTCATCTCCGGAGGCCCCGGAACTGGAGGCCGCACTCTTGCCGGCGGCGGCGATCTCGGTGATCAGGCCGCCGTCGAACTCGTGGGAGATGGACATGACCGGCACGGTGTAGGTCGCGCCTGCCCGGTCGGTGACCTGGATGACGTCGCCCGGCTCCAGCCGGGGATCTCCCAGGAATCGCAGAGAGCTGACCGGACGGTAGGTAAAGCGGAAGATGGACTCCCACACCACCTGCAGCTGCTCCTGGGTCATCCAGGGGCAGGATATGCTAATGCCCCGAGCCCCCTGGACATCGCCGCACAGCAGCGTCTCGGCCAGATGGTCGGAGTAGCACTTGATATATTCCACGGTGTAGTCGGTGTCGGCCTTCTTCAGCTCGCCGTCATAGTACCGGCCAGGGCCGATAGATCTATCAGCGGCAGTGTACCAGCCAAGTACCAGCTGCCCGGTGCCGTCTATGCGGGCGAACTTGCCCCACATACAGGCCAGAAATGCCAGCACCTCCCGATAGGTCAGGCCGGAGCAGTCCTGGTACTGCAGCAGGATGGGCGGAAGATCCGTTGTGGCCAGTGTGATGCCCAGCTCGTCGCAGATGGCGTCCAGCAGGGTCATTCCAGCCACACCGGCCTCCCAGTCAAAGCCCAGGGCCTCATCATCCAGGGCATAGCGCTGGTCAAAGGCGTAGACCATGGCGTCGTTAGCCGTAATGGTCAGGATGTCATCGTCTCCGTCCACCTTCTCCACCTGCAGCACGCCGCAGGTGATTTCGTCCTCTGCACCGTCCAGGGTGAGGGTGACCGCAAGCATGGAGTCAGTCAGATCCAGACCGCCCAGCCTGGTGCGGTCGATCTCCGCCTCCAGATGGGTGGCCACGGTGCTCCCCAGGGTGATGTCCTCGCCGGCATTGCAGCCGCCCGACCACTTGGCCGACCGGATGGCCTCCCTGGGGACCTCGCTGCCGTCATCCAGCATCAGATGCAGGCAGCTGGGCTCAATGTCGAGCAGCTGCGCAAAGGTCGCACTTGTCAAAATCATGGGCGGCCTCCTTACTGCTCGATGGCGGACACTGCAGCATCCGTCACCATCCACTGCCCGCCGATCCAGTCAAAATCGGTGTAGGTGGGGGTGCCGAAATAGACCGTCATGGTCTTCGTCTGGCCGGTCTGGTCGGTAAACTCCATCGACACAAAGGGTTTGTCCTCGTTGGACACGACCGACTCGATGAGCCTCACCTGCTCCACCGTCAGAGGCGGCCACTCAATGTCCACGGTGTGCTTGATCTTCAGGATCGTACCCACCATGGTGGTGGCAGCCGTCCGTCCGGTGTTCTTGGACCAGATTTTCTCCGGCTTGATCTTCATGCCCTTCACCTTGGGGGCAGGGATGACCACGCCGTCGATCTTCAGGGCGGTAACAGTAAGCAGCGGCATAGATACCGCCTCCTTTCTATGCCTATGCCGGTGTCCAATTTGGACACCGGCGCAGGCTTGGGTTAAATATGGATGGGCACCTGGCCCGTGGTGTCGATGATCGCGTTGATGTCATCAATGACCCGCTCGGTGATCTTGCGACCGCCTACGTAGACGGGGATGACCAGCTGCAGGGGCCGGTTCTTCTGACCGGAGATCAGCAGAGAGATCCGGGATGCCAGTGAATCCAGCCACGATGCGTTATCCTTCAGCGGCACGATGGCCTCGGGGCCGCGCTCGCCGATGAGCGCCCTGGTGGGGCTTGTGACCACGCCGCCCTCAGCCAGCCGGGGCAGCTTGACGGTGGAAACCTTGGTCAGGTTGAAACCGAACTGCTTTCCGCCGATCACGGGTACCCACTCAGGCACATCGAAGGAGATCTTGTTAATGCCGGTGATGATCTTGTTGACACCGGAGATCGCGCCGTTGGCAACGCCCTCAAAGAAGCCGATCACACCGTTGGCAAATCCCTTGAAGCCAGTTTTCAGCGGATCCAGAACAGTACTGCTGAACCAGCCGGAGGCCTTGCCCCAGACGTTCTGGACAGAGTTCCAGACGTTGGTGGCGGTGGCCTTCACGGTGTCCCAGTTCTTGACCAGCAGGACGATACCGGCGGTCAGACCGGCCACAGCCACCACGACCATGCCAATGGGAGAGGTCAGGAAACTCATTGCGCCACTCAGCGCGGTAGTGGCCACAGACGCGGCCTTGGATGCTACGGTGCCGGCAGTAACTGCTGCAGTGTGCGCCAGCTGTGCGGCCTTTGCGCCAACCAGTGCGGCCTTATTCTTGATCCACTCGGCACACAGCTGCACAGCCGCAATCTTGTTGGCCGTCTTAGCCTTGGTCGCCGCAGCCAGTCCGGTCGCTATGGCCGTCAGCGCAGCCGGGAAGCTGCCGGCAGTGACCAGGAACTCAGCCAGCGTACCGACGCCCCACGCGGCGCAGAATACGCCGGCGGTGACCGCCATGGCCTGCACCGCACCCTGGTGGGCGCTGATCCAGTCAGACACACCGCGCAAGCCGTTGGCCAGTCCTTGCAGGACGCCGACAATCACGCCGCCCGTCCAGGACGCCACCGGCTGAAGGAAGTTGTCCCACAACCAGCCACCCAGGGGCTGCAGCGCGGTAATCGAACTGCTCACCACGTTGGCTCCGGCCGCCAGAAGATCAAGGAACGCCGGAAGGGCGCTCTCGGCTCCCCAAGACGCCAGAGGGAAAAGCACATTGTCGATGGCCCAATCCAGGCCATCGAACATCGTTTCACAGATCGGCGTTACCGCCGTTTTAAGCCGCTCTACAGCGGATTTCGCTGGGGATAAGTCAATGCTCGCCGCTTTGGTTTTGACCTTAGCCAGCCACGTTTCGAGCCAACCCAGGCTATCCGGGCCGCTCTCTATCGGCACGACCTCCACCGGAACTTCGGTGACTTCCCCAGCACTTATACCGCCCACGTCGACCGCTCCGCCGGAGCTGCTGGTATCCTTCAGCTTGGTGATCTGGTCAAAACCATACAGCTCGTTCATGGCCTTCTTGGCTCCCGTAGCTGCGGACTCGACTTCCTCCACCGCTCCGGACACAGTTCCGGTATATTGGACTGCAGCACTTGTTGCTGCCTTGGTTCCAAATACGTTGGCTACGGCCTGCGACGCTCGCTGTGCCAAGTTTGCTACCATGGCCAGCCCATTACACGCTGTATTGAGTGCAGGAAGGAACGTCGTCAGTAGATTGCTGGAAGCTGCGCCGAATCCCTCTTTGATGTCCCCCAAGGTATTGCTCACCTGCTTGAGCTGGCCGGATGGCGTGTTTGCCAGAGCTTCATTCATACCACCCACGGACTCACGTACCACGTCCGCCAGCACTGCCGCGCGCTGGGTCTCAGTCCCATACTTCAGGACGGCCTCCTGCGCTGCGGTAAAGCTGTAGCCGTACCGACTCAGTGCACCAGTCTGGCCGTTCATGACCTTACCCATCATAGTGGCAATGTTCACGGCATTTTCTGCGCTGGCAGACAGGCCATACTGCTGCGCAATCATATCATTCAGGACAGGCAGCAGAGTTTTTAGGCTGCTGCTCAGCCCCAAATATGTGGACAGCTCTTGGGCACCGGCAAGTTGCACCTCATCTCCGATGATACCCAGAGCCTGCTGCTCCGATGCCAGCGCTTTCATGCTAGCAATCTCCGCTTCTGTCGCGTCCATGGTGTTACGCATAGCCTTAGCCAGTTTGGTCTCAGCCTCGATCTGCTGATCATATGCATCCATGGCATTTTTCGCAGCAGATACGGTCGTCTTGACCGCCACAGCGATTGCGGCAAAATTAAACGCCTTTTTGAGCATACTGGCCGCAGACGTCATCTGCCCGCAGGATCTGGAAACGCTGCGTTCCATGCTGCTCATGGATTTCTTGGCCGAGTTGGCCTGCTTGGTGATTGCGGAGAAGTCCGCACCAGCGCGGACCATCAGATTCTTAACGACGGCCACTCAGCTCACCTCCTCGCCGCCAAAAAGGGCATTGAGCATCTGTACCGTGGAGTACATCTGCTCATCCGTCATATCTTCTTTGGGCTTGACCTGCTCAGGGAATACATCCCCAAAACTCTTGGGGTGCTTGGCCAAGGTAACCGAGCCGATCAGCACGGCCAGGTTATACAGATCCACGTTTCGGCGGCTCTGCTCGGCATCCAGCCGCTTGCCGTAGGCTCTGGCATAGGCGGCCACCTGGGCCGGGGTCATCTCTTCCCATTCCCGCAGGCTTATCCCGATTTCGGCGGCAAGGGTCAGCTCTCTGCGCCAGTCCCAGCCGCCGTCTGAGGGTCACCCTCGGCCTTCCGTTCCTGCTCAGGCTCATCGTCCTTAAAGGCAGCGGCCAGAGCCAGGTTGATCAGCTTGAACAGCTTGCCGGGGGTCACGTGCTCGTCCAGCAGATTGGCCACTTCCTCTCGGGTCAGGATCTTCTCACCGCACCGGATGGAGTCATGCTTCAGCAGGATCCACGCGGCGGCCTCCTGGTTCTCAAACTCCAGCAGACTGTCATCCAGGTCCTTCATGGAGGTCTGGGTCAGGGCGCTGTACTCCTTCAGCGCCTTGTTGCTGAAGCGCAGCTCGCGGGGGCGATCCAGATGGATCAGGATAACGTCATTCTTCTCGGGATTCATGGGCTACCTCCTTACTGCTGCGTAGCGGCCGCCTGCGCGGAAGCGCCCAGGGTGGGTTTACCGGACACAGACAGCTCCATGTCGAAGGTGACCGCACCCTCCACCTCCGCGCCGGTGGCAAATTTGGTCACGCCGGCATTGAAGGACCATGTCTTGCCGATCTTGGCGGGGAACTCGATGGACCCAGCCACCACCTCACCGCTTTCCAGCAGCTCATAACACTTGTTCTGTCCTTCATCGTCGCCGTCCAGGAAGCCAGAGACGGAGATGGTGCCGGCATCCTTCAGGCCGGGCAGCTTCTCCCGGTAGCCGTCCTGGTTGTCCAGGGCGGTCACGTCGATGGCTTCGGCGGTCACCTCGATAC